TTTTCGATTAGTGTGGAGAAGCGCGCGGACTCGTGCGCGAGGGTGGCAAGCCAGGCGGCGACGCGGCGCGGGGTGGCGTCGATGTGGTAGCGGTGCGCGGCGATGGCGAGCAGCGGGGCGTATTGCACGGCGAGGGCGTGACGGACGCCGAGTGCCTCGAGCATGCCGATCGTGATGGGGCTGATGAGGCGAGGCGTACCGGTGACCATTTCGGCGGCGTTACCCAATTGGTGCGCCGCCGGATGGCGGTCGCCGCCGGCGGCGGTGGCGGGGCGCAGGAGGCCGATGCGGTTGAGGAATGCGACGATCATGGGGCGGGCCTCTTGTGGTGGCCGGTGAGGCGGGCTATGCAGTGCTCGCCGATGCCCAGGCGCAGTAGCACGCCGCAGGCGGTAATGCCGATGCCACAACGCACCGCGATGCCGGCATTCCAGTGCGCGTGCCACTGGTCGATGGGCGCGAGGACGGCGGCGGCAAAGCTGCCCAGGCAGCCGAAGATCATGCAGATGAGGCCGAGCTTGATCACGGGGCCTTCGTGAATACGGGGGTGCAGCACGATCAGCGAGAGCAGCGCGGCGGCGGCGAGCGAGGCGATGCCGTTGACGATCATCAGCTCGTGGTCCATGTCACCGCCTCCAGGGGAGGAGCTCGAGCCAGTTCGACGCGCGGATGCTGTCGAGCAGGCTTGCGGAAAAGTTGAGGCCGAAGAGCCCGCAAAGGAACGCGCTGGCGCTCTGCAGCTCGGGCGTGCTGAGGCCGAAGTACTGGTTGATGATGGGCGAGGCGTATCCGGCGACGAGGGCGCCCGCGACGACGTTGAACGTGCGCTGCGGCCAGCTTGCGCCGGGGGCACCGTGCAGGGCGACGATGGCCCCGGCGGCGCCGGAGAGCCAGGGCGAGCGCAGGAGGGTGTCCAGGGAGTCAGGCATCGGCATCGTCCGTGTCCTCGTTCGGCGCAGGGTCGGCTGCGGCGGTGCCGAAGCGCAGTCCCTTTTCCTCTGCCTTGCGGCGGAATTCGGCGATCTGATCGATGACATCGGCGGGGTTGCGACCACGGCGGCGAATCGCTTCGGCTTCGGAGCCGAGGCCGTTCTCAATCAGGATCTGCCAGGCGGTGGCCTCCTTGACCGGGTCGATCCACGGCATGGACTGCGCGGTGTACATCGCGTCGTTCTCGCTGCCCGGCTTGAGTCCGGCCGGCATGCGCACCACGCCCGAGAGGTGCGCGGCGAGGACGAACTGTTCCCACACCGGCTGCACCACCTCGCCGACGAACTCGTCGCACAGCACGGCGTAGTGCACCCACTGCTCCACCAGCTCCTGCCGCTGCGCGGAATAGGTGCCGTTGTAGTCGCGCGAGAGGCTGCTGTAGCTCGCGCCGACGCCGGCCGCGATGGCGCGCAGTTGGCCTTGGCGGAAGGTGATGAGGTTCGGGTTCGGACGCTTACTGTCGATGAGCCCGATCTCTTCGCCGATGGCGAGGTCATCGATCACCATGCCGGGCTTGAACGCGATCTGGCGCGTGCCCGGCGCGGGCGCGGTCTCGGGGTCGTACACTTCGGGCGAGCCGCGCTTGACGTAGGCGGTGAGCATGGCAGCGATCTTGGCTGCGACGCGCTCGGACTCTTCATAATCCTTGATGTCTTCCAGCCGCGTGATGACGCTGGCGAACTCGGACACGCCGCGCACCTGGCCGATGTGGTCGAGCGTGGCGAGGTGCAGCACGCGATCCCACGGCACAGGCTTGGTGGCGCCGCTGCTGCTCGGCAGCGCGGGCGAGCTTACGTCGCCCTTGAGCACATGCACCGCGAGCGGCTTGCCCCACTGGTTGCGCTGCACGCCCTGCACGATGCCGCGCTTGGGGTCGTTGAGCTCGAGCGGAACGTAGTCCGCCTCGAAGGCCTCAAGGCTGAAGGGCACCCGTGATCCATGGTCGACGCCGGCCACGGGGCCAGTGATCATCTGCGCGAATACTTCTCCGTCGCGCACCCACGCGCGCACCATTGCGCGCTGCAGGCGCGACCACGGTAGGCGGTGCGTGACCTCGGGCCGCCGGCACCAGTCGCGATACGCTTCGACCAGCGCGGCGGCGTATTCGCTGTCGATCGTGCCGTCGAGGCGGCGCGGCTGCGGCTCGATGCCGATGCCGGCGGCGCCCACGATGTTGTTGACCAGCGTGCGCACCGCGCCGCGCGCGAGGTCGTGATTGCGCGCCAGGTGGCGCACCTGCGCCCGCACCACGACAGCGCCCAGCTGCACCACTTCATTCTGCGACCCGCGCTCGCGCCGGAACTTGCGCATGCGCGAATGCTCGGCCGCTTCGTACTGCGCGAGCACCGATCGCGCCGCGCGCCGACGCAGCGCGGCATGCGGCGCAAAATAGCCGACGAGGCGGTCGATGACGTTCATGCGCCCTCGCCCGATAGATCGGCCACGGCGTAGTTGAGGCCGGCACCGCCGGCGGCGCGGGCCTGCTCGCGCGAGACTTGCGCTTGCAGCAAAGTGATCTGCTTTTGCACGGCGGAGAGCTCGGCCATGCGGTGGGTGCGGTCGCCGGAGCGGGCTTCCTGCGCCTGGAGGATGGCGGCTTCGGCTGCCAGGTAGGCGGCGAGGCGGGTTTCGGCGACAGAGGGCATGAGGCGCGGCGCACGGGTAGAGGCTGATGCGACGAAAGTACGCGGGCGGGTGTTGCAGGGGTATGGGGTGGTGCGACAGTTATTCCGTTGGCGCGATGCGGCAGCGGGCCTCGAATACCATTTCGCCATCGGCCTCTGTCACCTGAGCGCGCACCGGTGCGCTGTCGCAGCGCTCGCTCGCCGCCCAAAGCATCCTCGTCGCGCTTTCTGAATGCCCCTCGCAGCCCGGCAGCAGCGCGGCCAGGGTTACTGCGATCAGGATCGGATTCACGATTGGACCTCCTCATGGCGGCGCAGGATGCGGTAAATGGTCGATCGGCTTTTGCCGTAGCGTCGGGCGAGCAGCTGCACGTTGCGGCCGTTGTACTCGGCGCGCACGCGCGCGGCGACATTGTCGCGGGTGAGCGTGTCGAGGGTGTACAGCGGGTAGGACGTGCCGCCGTGGCCGAGCCGGGCCGCGCCGAGGATGAGCGCGTCGGCCAGGGTCTCGGCGATGGATTGCGGCAGGCGCAGCTCGCGCGTGAGCACGTCGGTGAACACGTCGGCCAGGGTGGCGGCCTGCTGGGCGGGGGCGGTCATAGGCGGCTGCTCCAGTCGGATTTTGCGAGGCGGTGGGTGGCGGTGGTGGAATGCGGGATGGCCTGGACGTGCGCGGGATCGGCGGGGGGCGGCGGCGCAGGCGTCTGCACGGCGGGGGGTCGCTCCAGTTTCTTGCCCGACAGCCGGCACGCGGCCAGCGCGTAGTTGAGGCAGTCGAGCGTTTCGTTGCGCGGACGGGTCTGCACCCACTCCTGCACCGGGCGGGTGCCGCGGAACTTGGTGACCAGCTTCTCGGCTGCGAGTTGGGCGAAGTACTCGTCGTCGAACGCGGGCTGGCGCGGAAAGTGGATATAGCCGGGGCCGGGCTGCATCTGCTTGAGGCGGGCGTAGAGCAGCGCCTTGCCCTGGTCGACGCCGAGCGGCTCGGGGCGCACGCCGGTCTTACGCTGGCGGCGCAGGCGCTGGCGGCGGATCTTCTCGTCTTCGACCAGCGGGCGGCCGGTGCCCGACAGGCCCTTGATGGCTCGGCACCAGCCGCGCGGCTTGACGAACGCATAGACCATCGAGGTGTTGTAGCCGGAGTCGATGCACGCGAACTGCACGCCGGCATCGGTAAGGACGTCGCCAAGCTCGGCCCACACGTCAGGCTGCGCCGTATCGCCGGGCAGGATCACGTGCTCGAGCAGCCAGGCCTCTTCGCCTTCGCCCCACGCGACGATGCTGGCCTCGAGGCGGTCCTTTTGCACGTCCACGCCGGCGGTGATGAGCGCGTAGAGCGGGCGGCCGTCCTCGGTGAGCGTGTCGAGGGTGTATTCCTCCAGCCGGCTGATGAGGCTGATCTCTTCGATGCTGTCGCCCTGCTCGCGCCACACCTCGCCGAGGTAGGTATTGACGAAGCCCTTGAGCTCGGCGGTGTCGCCCTGGCTGTTGATCCACTTTTGCGCGATCGCGCGCCAGTCCAGGCCGAGGCCGGTGGGCGCGTACAGGGCGTTGAGGTGGTAGCCGTGGGCGAGCTTCACGCCGGGGCGCTGCGCCACCCAGCGGCCGCGGGCGAGCATGTCGGCCTTGTGGCCTTCGCTGATCTCGGCGCCGCAGTGCTTGCAGACGTACCAGGCGTCGACCACTTGCGGCAGGTGGTGCGGGTCGTCCTCGGGCGGGGGCGCGGTGCGCCACTTGAGGCCGTGCTGCCCGGCCTTGCCGCCGAACTCCAGGTGCTGGAACTCGTCGCAGTGCGGGCACGGCACGTAGTAGCGGCGCATGTCGGTGCGGCGATACTCGATGTCGATGCGGCTTTGCCCTTCCAGCGTGGGCGTGCTCACCAGGTAGGTTTTCGCGCGGCTGAAGGTGCGCTGGCGGTTTTCGATGAGGGTCATCGGGTCGCCTTCGCCGCCGACGTCCCATGGAAAGGCGTCGACCTCGTCGCAGATCACATACGGCAAGTGGTCCGATCGCAGGCTGTCCGGGCTGTTGGCGCCGGCCTTGATGATGCGGGAGCGGGCTCCGTATTCGAGCAGGTCGCCACGGTTGGCCTTGTTGCGGCTGGCAGTCGTGACGAGATTGGCGAGCGCTTCCGACTCGTCGATCATCTTCGCCAAGCGCGGGTTGAACGAGCGGTCGCGCAGCTCGAGCGTCGGCACCACCACCAGAAGATCCTTGTTCTGCAGGTGGTGCATGACGTAGCCGAGCCAGTTGTACATCGCCTCGGTACCGCCCACGCCCGAACTCTTGATGAAGACGACCTTGCGCACGGGCGAGTGCTCGGA